GTGGGGAGCAAACTTATCAAAGTTTGATGGGGTTCAGTTACCCGGTGGTATCGTGACAAGAGGTTCTTCTATATTTTCAGAAGCAATACAAGAAATAGCAATTCTTGAAGAACAAGTAAGATCTGCATATGAATATCCACCTGACTTCATGACAGGATAAAAATGGCAACCAATCCTTATTTTAGAGATAACTATTCTGGCGAACAAAATGTAACCGAATCCATCGTTATTGAAACGATCAAAATGATGGGTAAGAACTGTTTTTACATTCCAAGAGAATATAATAATATTTCTGTTTTATATGGAGAAGATCCATTATCGTCTTTTAGTAATAAAATAGAAATAGAGATGTATCCTGCTACAGTAAATGGATTTGGTGGCGCAGGGGATTTGGCTTCCAGATTTGGAATTGAAGTAAAGGACGATGTTACTTTAGTTGTTTCGAAAAAGAGATTCACCAAAGAAATAACTGAAAGATTTACTAATATAACCCGTCCAAGAGAAGGTGATTTAATTTACTTTCCTTTGTCAAAAACTTTTTTTGAAATCAACTTTGTTGAGCATGAAACTCCGTTTTATCAACTAGGTAAATTATATACTTACACTCTATTCTGTGAAACTTTTGTCTTCTCACACGAAGAATTCAACACAGATTCTCCGTTGGACACGATTATGGATCGTTCAAAAGAAACATATTCGTTGTTTGTCAATGAGGCTGGTGGTACTTTCATGAACGAATTTACCATAGGAGACAAATTATATCAGAACGGATATACATTTGGTTCATCGCCAAAGACAGCAGCAATTGTCAATTATAATACAAGAGTCAAGCAACTTACACTATCTCCAATCAAAGGAACTTTCATTTCTGGAGATATTGTTGTATCAAATGAATTTGGTATAACCGCATCTATGACTGGTGCTACATCATCTAATGTTGTAACCTATTACAACACCGAAACTGATAATATTTCAGATATTGATAATCCTTTTGATCTATTAGTAAGTGATTACTATACGGGAGTTACGCCAAGCCTAATTGATTATAGTGAGGATAATCCGTTTTCAGAGGGTATTTAAATGGCAGATATAACGAACAAAGAAAAACTTAATACTTTTTTAGAAATTTCAACTCCAGCTACAATGAAGAAAGAATCTTCCATTGTAAAAAAGAATGTAGATGATGACTATGAATATGCTAGAGATAATATAAGAGAAATACTCGAAAAAGGTAAATTAGCTTTAGATGGCATTCTTCAGGTAGCCCAAGACGGAGACTCGCCTAGAGCATATGAAGTGGCTACAAATATGCTTAAAGCCCTATCAGAAATCAATAAAGATCTTATGGATGTTCATGTTAAAGTAAGTGAAAGTGAAAAAACCACAATTAAACAAACAAACAATGCAATATTTGTGGGTTCAACTTTGGATCTTCAAGACATGATAAATAAAGAAAGAAGTTCAAAGAAAGCTATAATACAGGATAACAATGTTTGATTCATTTTATAACGATTGTATTAAAAAGAACACGATAGCATTTGCTTCGCTATTTAATAACATTTATGTCAATAGAGAGGATGATTCTGATTCTAAAAAAATCAAAGTTCCTCTTGTTTATGGTGGAAAAGAAAAGTACATTAGTCGCTTACAAAATCCATCAAGTATTTCTGAAAAAGATAAGCTTCAAATAACTCTTCCCATGATGAGTTTTGATATGTCTAATCTGCAATACGATACGCAGAGACATAGAAATAAACTAGAATTTAATAAACTATTTTATCAAGAAGATGGAGAAACAAAAGCAAAGATAAAAATTGGCGAATATCCTTGCTTGATGCAATTCAATCTTACAGTCTATACTAGAAATATTGAAGAAAATTTCCAGATTATAGAACAAATTGCGCCATATTTTACTCCAGAATATATTCTGACAATGGACTTTGATAAGACTCTTACAAGAGGAATCGATGTTCCAATCAATTTGGTTGCTTCAAAGATTGGAAACGATTATGAAGGCGGATTCGGAAATCGTAGAACTGTAGTTAGCACTTTGCAGTTTGTCATGCGTTCTTATTTGTTCGGTCCAGAACGAGAAGCTACTCCAATTCTAACAACTGATTTCAATCTCAATACACAAGATAGCTTTTTACAGTTTATAACCGATGTTCAAACTGATGATACTTTATACTTAAACAATCAATCTATAACAGTTACTTGGAGACAGGGCGGAATCTTCCCAAGAAATCCTACGATTCTACTTACCAATCTAACCACATATAATCAAGAAATAACATATGATCCTGAAGCATTTGATGTAGGAGATGGAACAAATAGTGTAACATTTAGTGTGCCTGCAAATGCGCCATTATCACAAACTTTATATGTAAGAGTTTTCTTCGGAACGGTTACCGATACTTCTCCAGCAATACAAATTTTATCTTCATCGCAAAATATATCTCAACTAATACTAGCAGATTTCAACGGTACTACGTTTGATATGTTAATGTCATCCAATCATTATTTCTTCACGCAAAGAGGATTAACACAATTTGCAAGAGGAAATAATTTACAATATGCATATAATTATGGATCTTATAATGACACGCAAATAAAAACACCTCAGTTATTGCAATATTTTTATGCCAATGGCCTAACATTTAGAGCTAATACAATAGCAAATCCGCAAGTTCCATTTGGGTCTTTAATTCATAATGGATTTTTAGCAGGAATTTGTTATGATATAAATAGAGTTTTTCCATGTGTTGCAGTATATATTAGACCCGGAGCAAGTGTATCTTTATATTCCGGTGGAGCTTTAGGTGATACTCTTGGTTCTATTGCAAACCGTAGAACAAGTGTTGATATGTTTAACGCCACATATGGTTCTGATGGTTATTTCAGCAGAGGGTGGTGGGGATGGAACGGAACAACCAGTAATATTATTTTAGGAAATGGAGCAGGTTCTACACTTTTAATAGAACAAGGATTCTCTGGATATATTTTTGATAGAAACAATCAAGCAAGATATCCTAGCACTGGAATTTATTCCAATGGAATTACGAATTCAGAAACAAATCCATCTTTCAGAACATTTTTTGGTTCTACATTTACACAAAAGTTATTTCCAAATGGTGCAACGGGATATAGAGGATTACAAGTAACAGCATTTACTACAAATAATCCAGGAAGTATTTTGCTGTTTGATTCTAATATTGTAAGAAATTCTGCTTTTCCAGAAATATATTCTGGGTCTGGATTTAATTACTTAGATAATAATGATAAAATGCCCATTGGACCTTATATGGACGCATACACTCTAGTCCACGATGGAAATACATATTTACTACCAGCACCATTTACACCAAATCTTGTTACGGATATGTTGGGTTATACTGCATATTTACCGAATGGATTTACTGGTAGAGGACAATACGAAAATAAATTTGGATCTACTTATATTGGTGGTTGGAATCGTTTCTTTAATTTTATAGAGGATGGAGTAAATATAAATGGAACTACATTTGTCCCACCTTCTCCATATCTAGATTATATATTTGGCGATCACGAATTAAGGAATGGACTGGGTCTTGGTGCTGATGTGTTTAATATCATTCGAATGCTGCCAATGGTTAATGGATTAACCACTGCATGGATCAATAGAGTTAAACAAGATCAATTCTGGCCAAATTTAGAAGCAAAATACGCTCAATATCCTGGATTGTCTTTTGACAGAATATTCAATACGATGAGAAATGGCTTTATGCAATTTACATCTGGGGCTTTAACCAGAAAAGGTCCTCATAATGCTATTTTCTTTGATGCTCATGCATTACCTCTCATGGAATTCTATGATGAAGAAGTTAGAAAATATTGGTATGGTCAACAAGTAGTTGCCTCAAATAGAAGTCCCGGTTGTAAATTCTTACCTGTACATGTCAATAGAATTCCAAGAGATAAAGATGCTCTTAGATTTTCAGATACTGTTATTAGCAATTTGAGCTATGGCGTAACATTACCAAACGAATTGATATATCATTATCCGTATGGTTATCCATATCAGCCTAATACTTGGCTTGATCGATATAAAAGAACAGGATATGGTGCAATTCATACACTTCCGTTTGGCGGAACTAATGCAGTTTCTATAGGAACATCGCCAACATTAGAACAAATAAACTCGGCATCAAATAATTTATTGCCTTGGTTTGACGATTTTGATTTAGGTGCTACAGGTATTGCATTTAGACACGGAATTTCTTACAACACAGAAGTATTTGCTTCCAATGAATTACCAGAAGTTGGTAGAGGTTTTCATCAAGCATTCTTTTATGAGTTTTCTGGTTCTTTTGCATCTAAAGGAACAAACTTAATAGAAAAATATGAGCCATTCTTAGCCATTAAGGATGAGAATAGACAAGTAAGAGGAATAATGGAAGAAAACTATAGTCATGGTACTTCCAATATAGTCATATACAATAATGTTTTAAACAATAGAGCAAATTATTTTATTTCTCATGGATATGAAAATTCTTGGTTCTTAGATAATTTAACATCAAATGGATTTACATATACAGATCCAGCAGTTTTTTCAAAGACCAATTTTACGTCATCTCCGCGAAATAATCCTAATTATCAACCTATAAATTTCTATCACGCATATAACGAAAATATGTTTGTTTCGAAATTGCTAGCTAAAAATCAACCATTAAATATTTTAAATCAAGCAATAGTTTTCCATGGGCCATATACAAATGATTCTACATCTTATTTTGGCACAGATATAAAAACATGGAATAATTTTAAATTTAATGACGAAACCACAACTAATCATATTTTATGGGATGTAGAAGTTGCTAGTCACGGAAGAACAATTGAATATATCTCGCAATACGATGATATTGATAACTCAGAATCATTGAACATTTTAGCGAGCGGACCATTTACTGCTGACAAATTAAATCCTCCTTTAGTGGGTAAAGCTAGATTGCCAGCAACAAATGCTAATGATCAAAATTTAATTTTACATAGAATAACATTACCCAGTCCATACATCTTAACTACAGATTATGGTAGACCAGAACAAGGTAGCTATTATGATGATTGGTATATTAATAATTTTGCGCAAAATGTTTATGAAAGTAGTCGAGATCCAATTACAGGAGATTACTACGACAACATCAATAATATAACAACTGGAAATAGAGATCTAGATTTTTATACAAAGAAAAAAGTAACTAGAACAGTAAATAACCATACATGGTCAACTCTAGAAAATGATCCAGATATTCGTAGATATAGTGTTGAT